AGACTAAGAAAGCAAAAGCAGACTTAGCACTTACAGAAATAAAAGCACAGAAGTCGTTGAAAGAACAACAAATAGCAGGCAAGGTTGCTTGGGAGGCTTCTGCAGTAGACCAAATGAAAGGGTCCTGGAAAGACGAACTAATTTTAATATGCCTTTTGGCACCAGCGGTGGCAGTATTTTTTCCCGGAATGACAGACCATATCCATGCAGGATTTATTGCATTACAGTCATTGCCAGATTACTATAAACATCTTTTATACATAGCATGTTCTGCTAGTTTTGGTATCAAAGGTGCAAAAGGTGCTATGGGTTTAGTTAAAAAGAAATAGGAGATATCATGGTAGATATAATAAAACAAACTCTAAAAGAACAAATAAAACAACATGAAGGCTATAGACTAGACGTTTATAAGGATACCCTAGGTTTTGATACAGGGGGCTATGGTCATAAAATATTACCAGGAGAAGATATACCTACAACAAAAGAAGGGTGGGATAAATTGTTCGATCAAGACTTTGATAAGGCGTGGGATTTAAAAGATAGATTCTGTGCAGAAAATAATTTAAACATACCTTCTAAAGCAGAGTGCATATTATGTGAAATGATTTATCAAATGGGTTTCGGAGGAGTTAGTAAGTTTAAGATGATGATCACTGCACTACAACAAAATAATTTTGTAGAAGCAGCTCTTCAAATGCTCGATTCGAGGTGGGCAAAACAGACCCCAAATCGTGCTAACACACTAAGCAAACAAATGGAGGAAATATGATAACAGAATACATATCAAAAGTTACAGATAAGTGGAATAGTCTTAATAAAAAAGGTAAGATTATAGTGCTTGTTGTAGCTTTAATTATCACAGTCGCTTTAGTACAAGCAGTTTAATGAAAAAGAAATCTAAGAAGCCTAGACCTAAAACTAATAAACAAGATAGAGAAGGGCTTCTTAGAATGTTAGGAGTAAAAGATGGCAACACAACCAATAGAAAATCTAAAACAACCTTTGATGCAGTCAATAGTCAGAGAACAACCTGAAACTAATATGGAAGGTAATGTTACAAATACTTCCGTTGTAAAAAATTTATTAGATGCTATGAAAGATTTAAATTTTAATGATTTAGTAAATACATTTGCTAATATGTCAGCAACACAAAGTCCTGTAGAAACAAAAAGAGAATCGACAGAAGGATTAATGGCAGAAGTTAAAACGCCACCTACGCCAAAAGAAGTGCAAGAATCACAAGAAGTAAAACCTCAGGCAGAATTCATTGCACCTGACGCACCAACACCTACCTCAGATGCTATGAAAATGAATCAAGTATATAGACCACCTACAGCCGTAGAAGAAAATACTAACACAGGACTAATGACTGCAGTCTAAAGAGTATTTACTAAAGTTGTAAGATCTTCGTCAAAAGAATGTGACCTGGATTTACAATGACTTACTATAGCATTTATTAAACTAGGATAATAGCCATTACCTAATCTTTTAGTAACTTCTTTACTAGGTAAAGACTCATGATCAACTACCACAGCCCCTTTATCAGTTATAAGGACTGTGGTTTTAAATAACACAGCAGTGTCTTTCATTATTTTTTCTTATCACCTTCTTGCACAAACTCAGGTTTTATCTTTGGATCTAACTTAGGTAACTTAGTTAGTAAAGATATTGCCTGTACTACTTCTGCATAAGGTCTTGTAAACATATATTTTAATATACTGTTTATCTGTTCTTGTGTTATTAAATAATTATTTTCCATCTTCCCCCTTCATATCGTCTGTTATATGATATACCATATATCTCTTATATGAGAATCCCTGAAGCTGATCTGCTTCACTCTTAATATTAACCAATCTATACGCTGTTTCGATATCATCAAAATTAGCTATAACATCATGGTCTACTTTTTCTAATGTTTTATATTCAGTTGCCTCAACAACCACATACTTAGGTCTTATTACATAACTACTCATTATATATTTTTTAACTCCCCGGCTATAGCACTATAAGCTGCCATATCTACATATGTATCTTCTGTAACATTACCTGCTTTAGTTCTAGCCATTTTTAATAATGTCATCATCAAAGCTACATCATGGCCTGTTACATCTGTATTTAAATATGCAGACCAAAGTCTTGCTATGTTATCGTGCATAGTCTTTTTATCACCATACTCTTGTGCTCTATCACCTGATACTAATTTGTCAGCAATATTAAGCATTTCATTTGCGGTTTTCATATCTGCTTTTTAACTCCTTTATATTTATTGTTTCTAAATCATACTCACCTTTATCTACGTTTCTTTTTACTATTAATCCACTCCACCATAGTCTTTGTGTACCTTTAGCAAAATTCTCTTTATGGTGTAAATAGCATCCTGCATTTAATCCCATAATTTTTCTACCATTATGCATAGATCTAATTGCATAATCAAACAGATGGGAATGACCTACAGTAGCAGATTGAAAGTTCTTTTTTAATAAATTAGAAGCTACATAATCTCCACTAATAGGTTTCCCCATCACACCACTTGCTATATTATGACAATATAGTATTCCGTCTATCTCTATTATTCTTTCATACTCATGGACCTCCCATCCATAATCTTCAAAAGGTATGTCTCCCACACTCAATTTACCATCCAACTCAGGATTATCTTCTACAAACTTAGTTATTCTATATTCATGATTACCCTCCAACATTATCTTTTTACATTTTTTAACTTTTAAATATTTGTTAAAATTATGTAGTGCTTCTTCTGCATGATCTATTTCTCTACTATATCTTCTCCCCTCGAAAGCTTTCTTCCCTCTATCAAAGTGTGATAGAGAATCCATATTAACCCAATCACCCAGGCATATAATTACGTCTGGTTTTACTTCATTTGCAAACTTAGCAGCCCAAATAAATCTATCATTATTTACACCCATTTTTACATGGGGATCTGGTATTACTAGATGTGTTGTCATTAATGTAGTTTCTCCCTTCTACGTTTTAATATATCTTCAAACTTAACTTTATAATCTTCTTCTGTTTCAGACATAGCGTCTACGCCAAAGTCAAATATATAGTTAGGCTCTTGTATTGCAGCTCTTACCATTCCATATGCCATAGTCAATGCTACTGCATAACTTTCTAATTTAGGCATATCGTTTGGTGGCAATACATTACACTCGTATCCTACATCAGTAGGATTTATTGAAATAAAAATAGGTTTTCTTTTTAACTCAGACATTGATTTCCTCCCTAGGGTTTTCTATTTTAGTATACCAAACCCATTTAGGATTTAGTGCTTTTGATTGTTGTTGAGGTAGGTATTGTAATTCTTTACCCCAACAAGGTTTCTTGTATGCACAAAATCTACATTCTAAACCTAATGTTCTATTACCTGTAGCTTTTTTATTAAAAAATTCTTCTTCATCTTCAAACAATCTTTTAAATGGGGCATCAGATTGTAATGCCTCTGCATTCTTTTTTGCTAGTTCTATAGCATCTTTAGAGTATTTCTCATCAGATAAAGGAGTCTCTGCTATAGCCCACTCTCCTGTGGATTTATTAATAGCTATCCAACCACCAAAATCTGTATTCTCTGCTTTGGCATATAGATATCCTTGAGATACATATCCAAAAGTATCTTGTTTTAAAATAGCATCAAAGCCACCCTCATCACTAAACTTATGATCAAATGCCCAAGGTGATGCACTTTTTATATCCCAAATTTTATTCTGTATCTTAACATCATAAGCACCATTAATATTATGCTTACCTAATTTTAATTTTACATGCTTTTGTAACTCCTCTATTCGTATGCCTGCAGCTTTCATTATAGCAACTGCAGAAGCTTCTATAAGATCACCAAACAAGTTTCTCATTTTAGTATTGTAAGGCATAGGTTCTGCTTCTGCACCAGACTTTTCCATTTGTAATTGACATAAAGGTCTGCCAATACTAGACATTCTTACTCTAAATTTATCCTCTCTAATATCTGTAAACTGTTTTTTAAAAGCATCTTTACATGCTTCACCAAACTCATTTACTATTGTGCTAGAAATATCCACAGAGGCTTTGTTAGCCTCTGTGAGAAACATTTGTATTCTATTTAATAGAGAAGACATTAAGTAGCCAGGAACTCCTCAGGAGAATCTTCTGTAACTACCTCTACTACTTTAGCAGCTTCTGCATCACTCTTAGTAGATGTATTAGCTTGCTTCCATTGTTCTGATACTTTTAGGTTTTCTTCATTTATAAGATCATTAAACATATCCATATGTTCTAAATCCTTCTTAGAAAACTCTACTTGTTTATCGTCAACACCTATAGAAGCTATGTAGAATATGTTATCACCATTCTTTTTTCTTTTACTAGAAAGATTTAATACATGATTAAACATCAGACTGTTTCTACCTTTTAAACCTTTTAATGTTTCACCTATAGGTTTAAAGTTCATACCTGTGACTCTCCAAAGAACAGGCATATCTTTAACTGCCGTGGCATCACCATTTGCTTTTGTACATTCCATACTTAACAAACCATACACAAGTCTATAGCACTTGATATTTTTTTGTGCATCTATCTCAGCATCAGTTAATTGCTCTTTATCTTTACCAATAACTTTACCACATCTAACACCACCTTTGGTATCTATAGGCTCGTCTTTCCAAGATTTAAATATTACCGATGTTGATGCATATTTATTATCAGTTGCGTCATACTCCATGTATTGATATGCATTTATAAATGGCCTAAATTGTGCAGGTTTATCTTTCAAACCATACACCCTGTCTTCTGATTCAGGATCATAAATAGTATAAACTCCTGCTCTCAAGGCATTACCATCATCATCCTCTCCAGCTCTATTTATAGTTAACCTGGGTAAAGTTCCAGATCCCATTTGAGATCCATCATCTTGACCTGTCATTTTCATAATCTCTTCCGTACTTAAATTATGAAATGCTTGTACTTCATTACTCATTCTGCACCTCCTGTGCTTATTTATAATAATATATTACCATATATATTAAATTTGTCAAACAAAAACAGAAGTATCTAACCAATTATATCCTGCCTTTATTTCTACATCTAATGGAACATCGAAATCAATACCATACATTTCTCTCATTTTATCAACAACACCAAGACAACCATTCTTTAAACAATCAGCTACGATCTTTTCCTCACCAGGAAAAACATCAGCTACTATGGAGTCATGAACAGTATTGATTAAGATGCTCTTTGTGCCATTGTCCTCTAGCAATTTTTGAGAAAGGATACACGCTAAAGGAACAATGTCAGCTGTGGCGAAGCCCTGCACAGGATAGTTTTTTATCTGTGTTGAAAAGCTTGAGCCACCCCATGGCATGCGTTCTGCATTTGGAAAAGCGTATTGTCTACCTGTAGGTAGCGTCACGACTTTATGCCGTATTGCTTGATCTTGCAGTTTATCATGCCAAACTTTTATATCAGGATATTTTTTTAAGAATGCTGTGTAATATCTTTTTTCTTCTTCAGTGCCAGACATACCGCCATACAAAGGTTTAAATGTATGTGCCTTAGCATTCTGTCTATCACAACCAATAGTATCAGCAGTGAATTGATGAACATCTACACCATCTTTTATATCCTGTAATCCTTGCTTATCTTTTGAAAGAAAGACAGCAACTCTAAATTCTAATTGTGCAAAGTCTATTTCCATAATCTTACCTTTATCAAATCTTGATCTTATAACTTTTCTTATAGGAAATGTACCACCTCTTGGTTGGTTTTGAAAGTTAGGATCACGACTAGACAATCTACCTGTTGTAGTAATACATTGCATAAAGTTTGGATAAAGATAATCAATTTCTGTTTTGTGTTTCTTTATACCTTCGACAAAAGTTTTTAAGTAAGTATCTAGAGCATTGTACCTGGATATCTTTTCTACAAAGTTTCTTAACTCTTGATCCCCTTTAGCCCCTATCTTTAGTAGTGTGCCTTTATCAGTTTTAAAACCACCC